GACAGTTGCTACGGTTACTCTGCATGGAGTTGGCCTGAGCAGGGATTGAACTGGATTCTAGAACAGTTATCAGAACTTGACCCTAACCTCATTACATCTGTATCATTTGATGATGAAATGCCTAACTTCTTTGGCACATATACCTATGATGGTGCAGACCTCTATGATGGTTTTGAGGATGATTACGAAGAACTTCAAGAACGCATCTTCCAAGAACATCCACATCTCAGAGAAAAATGGGATAGTGATGAAGAAGAATGGAAAGATGATGAGTCTGAAGAAGAGTTTCGTGAAGTCATGTATGAAGTGATGCACAATGCTCAAGACGATGACATTCAAGAGAATATCAAATACATCAAAGAGGGTCGAGAGGAAGAACCTGTAGGATGCTAATGAAACCAGTGGACTATAGGGTCGCTACCTTGTTTGTTCAAGAGCGTCACTATAGTCCAGTTATGCCCAAACTCACAAAACATTATCTTGGTGCATACCATGATGATGAGTTGGTTGGTATTCTCACACTAGGTTGGGGAACAAACCCTATGGGAACAATCAAGAAGATGTTCCCAGAACTAACCACAGCAGATTACTTTGAAATAGGTAAGATGTGTATGGATGAGAAGATGCCACGCAATAGTGAGACACAGATGATGTCTGCCACAATCAAGTGGATGAAACAGCATACACCTAATGTGTCATACCTATACACATGGGCAGACGGTATTGTAGGTAAGCCTGGATATGTCTATCAGGCAGGGAACTTCCTGTATGGTGGATTTATTTGGAGTGATGTCTATGTCACTGATAAAGGTGAGAAGGTTCATTTTCGCACTATCCAGCGTAAGATGAAGAAAGAGATGGGGCGTGATGATACCAAGTATGGCCCTCGACCTAACGATGCTAAGATGGGCGAACTAGGGTTCAGTAGGGTATGGGGTAAACAATTTCGTTACATCTATCCTATGAACAAACGGACACGCAAGTATCTAAAAAGCGACAAAAGCAATATGGATTGGACATTACCATATCCAAAAGATGCTGACTTGCAATGGAAGATTAAACGCCCAGGCGAGACTTCCTATACGGTAACAGATAAGATACCATACTATAATGGGGCGTCAGTAGACCATAATAGTGGTAATGTAAACAAAGTTGCTGACAAATTTGGAACTGCCACTTTAGATGCTTTTTTCTAATAAAAATGGCAGAAAACGCTTGACTTTGTTATCATAACACCTTATATTATAAGTATAGAGTGAGTTCCAAACAGTGAAGAGGAAAATTTAGTTATGGAAAAAATTTGGACACAGGTTGAATCTGAACCAGGCACTATTGTATTGAATGAGTTGAAGACTCTGCGAGAAACCTGTTATCTTGATGAATCATTCATGTCACGAGGGCGCTGGAAGCAGAAAGATCGTGGACTTTATGTTCGTTCTGTTTTGCGTGGTATGGCATTGACACCATTTATTCTTGCTGATGTAAAGAAGTGTCTTGCCAATGCAACTGACCCAAAAGACATCGAATATTTTGAAAACCTTGCAAACAAGGGTTATGCCTATGTGACTTGTGATTCAAACAATCGTGGAACTACCATGTATATGTTGATGAATGACCAGACACCATTTCCTACTGGTTCTTATGAGATTGGACGCAAGTTGCTTACAATCGACAATGCATCAACATTCTTAAAAGACTTGTCTGAGTCTGACCAGACTATGGTTGGTGCTCGTTATGTGAATGTGGTATACATCACAAAGGCAACTCGCCGTGAGTTGTCAGACATCTTTGATGCTGTCAATCGTGGGGTTACACAGAACGCCCAAGAGATGCGTCAGTCTTGGTATACAAATATCGCACAACCAATTCGTGACCTTGCAACGAAGCACGAAACAAAGATTGCAAACGACAACAAGGTTTACACCGAAACACAGGTAAATCGCCGTTACATTGATGAGATGATTGTCGACCTTTGCATCTTCTCAAAGTATGGAGTGGACACTGCATATAACAAGACAATTCGTGATGCAATGTATAAGGAATCATCGCCAATCATTTCAGAGTGGAAGACAGTAGATCGCCTTCTGAAGCGCATCTCTGTTCCAGAACAGATTAACAACCCTCGCTCAATTTTCATCAATATGATGCTTCGGTTGCATATCGAAAAGTCTGATGATTTGAAGATTGCAGACGATGCTGCGTTTGATAACTTTGTCTATGAGTTGGACAAGAAGTGGACTCTTGCAAAGAACGCTCCACAGATGGGTCACTCTAACGGTAACACCTTTGCATATAAGAACGCAGGGCGCCGTCAACAGGAATTTCTTGCTTGGAACTTGAAGATTTTCTTTGAAGAAGTTATGAAAACAAGTGGGTTGATTATCTCTGTTGACCCAGAACGCTTGTATACACCAGAACAGAAGTATGAACTTTGGATTAACCAGAACGGAGTTTCTACTGTAACTGGTTCAGAAATTCCTCTTCTGCAAATCTTGGATTCAGAACTGTGGCAGGCAGATCATATTGTTCCACACTCAAAGGGTGGTGAGACTACTATTGAAAATGGACAGTTGATTGAGACTTATATCAATCGCCAGAAATCAGATACGATGGAGGCGGCATAAATACTTCTAAAGGGAGTATTCAATGGCGTCACTGCAAAATAAAGATTGGTTGAAAAACGCTTCTAACGGGCCATACTCAAACAAGAGTAGGGATGAAATCTTTGAACTAAAAATCAAAGATAAAAAGCCTTTCATTATTGGTGAGAACAAAAATGGTATTAAAGTCACTGGCATTTCCTATGAAAAGAAGTCTCGTGAGTTTACATACCAAGATGCCTCAAAGAATGTAAAAACAGTTCCATACACCAAAGTTTTCAAGGACGGAGACTTTGGTGGTGGTGCTGGTTCTGGTGGTGGTGCAGAAGATACTGCATTGACTGAATCACTTCAGTGCTTCTATTGCTCCTATATCTACAATGTCACCAAAAAACAAATCAATAAAACAAATAAAAACTATCCATCTGATTCTGACTTAAAGGCGGCAGGATTATATGTGCAGACAGATAAGACACTAGAACAGTGTCTAAAAGATGGGCCTTCAGATTGGTTAGAAAACGAAGTTTACATAAAGACTGCAAATAAACTATTTGAGAAAGTTAAGTTTGCCCCAGGCACAGTATATTTCCATCGTGGTTCTGCATTTATGAAGGCGATATATGATGCAAAGGGTGCCACTCAAACAAAAGATTTGGCATCTGATAATCCACAGGCGCCTGGCAGTTTTTCTGATGATAAATGGAATCCAGGCGACATATGGGCGTCAACATTTACAACATCATCAAAACCACTAGAAAAGTTTACAAACAGTTGGGGCGAACTCAATGCAGAGGTTTTAAGACTTGCTGGCAATCCTGCTGGAAATGGTTCATTGTCTGGTGTTAAGTTGTTGGGTATATCTCTTAAAAAGGTGCATGGACAAACTGCATCATTGACAGAATTTTCATCCCCAGCACAGATTGCACAGAAAAAGAAATACACATGGGATAACTGGACATTTGGTTCTAGTGGTGGAGACTTCTTTTCGTCTAACGACATCTATGTGACAATCAGTGGTATCAAGATGCAGATGAGAAGTTTCAGTGGTTCATGGCAGGGTGAAGTCAAAGGTGCATCTGCTGCCGGTGGTAAAATCGGTGGTGGTAATGTGGACTTCTATTGTAAGAAACACTTTGGTAAGAGTATATTTGGCACCAAAACAGGCAGAACTGCTTATAAACAGTTCATTACAGAATCAACAACTACTGGTTTCAACTATGAAGACAAGATGTATGAGATGTATAAGGCAGTCAATACCAGTGGTAAGGGTTCAACTGCAACTCTATCAGCAACAGAATTTAAGAAAAGACTAAAAGAAAAACTTTCAGAGCCAGGCGACTTCAGAGACAGTAAACTGATGTGTCTTATGTTTTTAGATATTGCAATGGGTTCTACATCAACAGTAAGAAATACCTTTGCAACAGATTTGTTTAGATATGCAAGTTCTGATACAGACCAATCAAGTTATTTTGTAAAACTCGCTTGACAAATGTGATACGATTTAGTATCATATATGTATAGTTGATTGAAAAAGGTTTGGTAATGGTTGATACTTTCACAATAGACAATATCTCTTTCGGAGATTTGTCAGATTCCGAACTCGCTGTCATGTTCACTGACGGGCGACTTGCTTCCCATTTTCT